CTCAATATGCAATTCTCTCATGACATGTAAATTAGATAGCTCATCAAAATATTTTTTCTGCAGCAACCGGCCTTTTTCAGTGCCCTGGAAATGCTGGACCACTTTCTCTATCACTTTTAGCCATTTTTCTTTCTCCACCAGCTCTGGCCTAGTAAGTTTAATAGCCCTATTCGCAGTCGGATCCGAATGGTAGCTGATACCGCCACCCCATTCGGTCAAATCCCGGCTACCTGCTTCTATAATATCCTGTTTCTCTTGTTCTACTTCACGCCTTATTTCAAAGAAGTGGTACAAATAGTATTCTATTTTTTTGTACGTTTTTCTATCCAGCACTCCCATGCTTCTCCTCCTTTTTTCAAGAACAATTCTTAATAAGCTCGATAAATTCGCCAATAGGCATTATAACCATCCAGTTCTCCCTGTTACCATCCTACCTAAAGAAAACATAATTCACATATTTATATCGTATTATCCTAGCAGACTAGGAATCTTTTTTACTTTCGTTTGTTGCTTGTAATGTTCTTTCATTTGCTGCCTTAACATTTTCTTTGCCTCCGTTATACATTGCCTAAGTGGGAGTCCAGTATTTTGCGCTACTTCTACGATTGCCTGAATTAATTCCTCTAATTCGTATATTGCTCCGCACTTCATGTAAATTACATTGTAGTCTAACCTTGAGTTGTAGTTTCTTCTTTGTTGGGTCTAAATTGTCTTAAATAAGCAACTAACGCTTTTAAATCATTTATTTCATTATCTTTTCCACGTAAATCTGCTTTTAGTTTTTCTACTTCATTTTTTAACCTTTTTATTTCCTGTGCCTGTAGTGTCATTTATTCCCCTCCTGCTCTGCCAATTCCTTAACCAATAAATCATGCAACTCTTTACTAATGTATTTCCATTCTACATCTTTAGTAGTTCTTAGGCCTATGCTACAGGAATCAGTTTCAGTATCATAACAGAGCCTTACAACACCATCAGCAACCCTTAATATTTCAGTTCCTTTTTGACCTGGTAACAGTAACATTTTATACACTTCCTTCGCATTAATTGCATAATATTCAATATTACTAGCTCTGTCTGTATTTTTCTTCCAACTTACTTCTGACTTCATGATAATGTTTCACACAAGCTCACCCTATTTGCTTTCCGGTTTAAGTTCCATGCTTCTTGTCTTTCTTTTTTTCCATTCACTCTGCATATATAACACCACCTTCGATTTCGTCGCCCCATGCGTCCCAACCAGGCGCCGCATTTCTGGCGAACAGTTCTATCATAGTACCCTCCCCGCATAGCTGGACGATCCTGTCGCGGACAACGGCCGGTTTTTCGCTGTGTTTCCCGACCGGCTCGTCTATTATGCTATGGAC